AACAGAAGTGGTCGGCAATCTTATCAAAGCTAAGACTGCTAAGTCGCGTCTGAGTAAGGAGAACAAAGATGTTACGATACGTCTGTATTACGATGAGCGTGGTCTTGATCGTTATTATGGTCTTCTTGAACTCGGTGAAATCGGCGGTCTCTGGAAGAACGTCGCAGGACGATATGAAATTGATGGTAAAAAAATCTATGCCAAGCAAATTCTCAAAGAACCAGAAATTTATTTCACTCCAGAAGTGATGGAACAGTTGGATCAAATTGCACGAAAGGAATTTAGTTATGGAGAAAGTTGAGTTTCTAATTCTTAGAAACCTATTACACAATGAAGAATATAATCGTAAAGTAATACCATTTCTAAAACCTGAATACTTTGAAGACACTAACCAAAAAATTGTTTTTGAAGAAATACTGTCCTTTATTCAAAAGTACAATCAACCAGCAACTAAAGAAGTTCTATGTATTGAAGTAGAGAAACGTAAAGATATTAATGACACTTCGTTCAAGGAAATTGTCAACCTTATTGATAATTTGGATGATGTTCCCGTTGAATTGAAGTGGTTGATTGATACAACTGAAAAGTGGTGTCGTGATCGTGCAATTTATCTTGCACTTATGGAATCAATTCTCATTGCTGATGGTAAAGATGAAAAGAAGAATAGGGATAGTATTCCTTCTATTCTTTCTGATGCTCTTTCTGTAAGTTTTGATAATCACATTGGACACGACTATCTTGAAGATTATGAAGCACGATACGAGTCTTATCATAAAAAGGAGGATAAAATTGAATTTGATCTCGAATACTTTAATAAAATCACGAAAGGCGGTCTCCCTAACAAAACTCTTAATATCGCTCTTGCTGGTACGGGCGTCGGGAAGTCTCTATTCATGTGCCATGTGGCTAGCTCCGTCTTGCTCCAAGGGAGGAACGTTCTGTACATTACAATGGAAATGGCAGAAGAACGCATTGCTGAAAGAATTGATGCCAACCTCTTGAATGTTCCTATTCAAGATATTGTAGAACTTCCAAAGCAGATGTTTGAAACTAAGGTAACTAACCTTGCGAGGAAAACTCAGGGGACTCTTATAATTAAGGAGTATCCAACTGCGAGTGCTCATAGTGGACACTTTAAGTCACTTCTTAATGAACTTGCACTTAAGAAGTCATTTAGACCTGATATTATTTTCATTGATTACCTTAATATTTGTGCTTCCTCTAGGTATCGCGGAAACAGCACTGTCAATTCATATTCGTATATTAAAGCAATTGCTGAAGAGCTTAGAGGGTTGGCTGTTGAAGCAAACGTCCCTATCGTTTCTGCCACGCAGACCACTCGTTCTGGTTATGGTAGCAGTGATGTTGAACTCACTGATACTAGTGAGTCCTTTGGTTTGCCTGCTACTGCTGATCTTATGTTTGCCCTTATTAGTACTGAAGAGTTGGAAGACTTGGGACAAATACTTGTAAAACAACTGAAGAATCGTTATAATGATCCAACCATTCATAAGAGATTTGTGATTGGTATTGATAGAGCTAAGATGCGTCTTTATGACTGCGAACAGTCTGCTCAGAATGATATCCTTGACAATAAACAAGAAGAGGAGTATGATTTTGAGGACAGAAAACCGAAGAAATCATTTGAGGGATTTAAGTTCTGATGGGACTAAAACTTAGAGAAAAAAACGAGATTGAAATAAGAGATACTTCTGATATCTATTATGTTGTTCTTAATGAAAATGGAAAAGTTCGTTGTCATTGTGGAGAAGAACAAGATGCTCAAATGATTGTGAGTATGAATCCTGGATGTTATTACAGAATTGCTCATTATCCAGACCCTCCAAAAGTCATTACTGTTTCATCTCAAGAAATGGAACAAGATAAACAACTCAATTCCCAAAATATTTTACCTGATAGACAACAAGAACCTTTAAACCTATGACTATTGATCTTAATAAGTATGTCGAGTTCGTTAACACGACTACCTCTCAACCGAGTAAAGAACACACCCCGTTCATCGATCGTCTCATGGAACTTCATGAGAATAAATTTCCTACCGAGCGACTGCTTACTGCTGCTGTAGGTATGTCTGCTGAGGCAGGTGAGTTTACCGAGATTGTCAAGAAGATTGTCTTTCAAGGCAAACCAGTGACTGAAGAAAATCTCTTTCACCTGAAACGAGAACTTGGTGATATTATGTGGTATGTTTCTCAAGCCTGCATTGGACTTGATATTTCTATCGAAGAAGTAATTCAAATGAACTTTGAGAAACTGAGTGCTCGTTATCCTGAAGGTGCATTTAGTATTGAACGATCTGAAAACCGTGTGGAGGGAGACCTGTGATCCAATTTGATGATATGGAACTTATGCAACTTCAGTTTTGTATGAGTCAAACCAAAAACCAAATGTCTATGGGTGGAGAAATCCGCCGCCATGCTTCTATCACTCAAAAGATTGAGGAAGAAATGCAACGCCGCAAAGAAGCAACTGGTGCCTATACTCCAGAAGGTGTTATGCGTCAACTTGAAGAACAAATTGCTAAACTGGAGGGAGACCTGTGACTAAAGAAAAACAAGTAACAATTAAACTTGATGCTCGTGCAGCAGCTGCAGTTCGTCAAGTCCTGTTTGATGCTCAAAAAGGATACACCTATGATGAGGTAAGTATTCCTCCTCGTATTGTTGATATTCGTTCAACCATTCAACAACTTGATGATAGTATTGGTGCCGTTATTGGTGCTTGATATTTAACTCCTTCGGGAGTTTTTTTTTATAAATATTTGAAAAAGTATTTGTAAAAATGGATTCTAAAGAACTGCGCGGTTTATACGAAGCATATTCTGAAGTTTATGCTCCTCAAAAAGTTGATGAGGCAGTAAAAGGCGAATCTTCAGAGAGAAGAAAGGACCTTGCTGCAGAAAGAAGAGCAGGTCATAGACCTCTTTCATCAAAAGAAGGTGAAAAGTATGCTTCTCATAAGTTATCGCAAATGGCTTATGCCAAGCGTAAGAGAATGGGTGAAGAAGTAGATATCTTTGATGTAGTCCTTGAGTTCCTCCAAGCAGAAGGATTTGCAGAAACTCTGGAAGAAGCAGAGTGGATGATGGCAAATGTGATTGATGAGGAAGCAATTGGTATTATTTTGGGTGAAGCAATCACCAGCGAAAAGGGTAAAGCAAAAGCAGCAGAAATGATTGCTAAGCGTTCTACTCCTTCTGGTAGAGCAAAAGCAGGTCAAGGTGCTTCTGTTGCTGCAATCAAACATATCAGTCGTGCTAATGTAGATAATCTTGGAGGAACCCCACCCAATCCTAAGATTGCTAAAAATCCAGTTAAGTCTAGATCTTATGGTGGAACTGGAAACAAAGCAGCAAGAAGAGCAGGAACTTATCAGGAAGAGTTTGTTGGTGAAGCACAAGAGGCTCGCAACAACCCTGAGAAATATGAAGCAGACCAAAAGAAAAAGTCTGCTCCTGTTCGTGGAGAAAAAACTCCTATGCCACCAAGAGGTGATAAGCGTAGAGAGGACTTTGAGAAGTGGTATGCTAAGCAGATGGGTCGCTGATAAATAACCACGGAAGGTTGCTCTAACCCCTTGACTTTTTAGTTGAGGGGTTTTATAATGTCTTCATTGGGGGATTAGCTCAGTTGGTAGTAGCACTTGCTTTGCAAGCAAGATGTCATCGGTTCGAGTCCGATATCTTCCACTTCTAAATACTTGAAAGAGTATTTGTATAAATGGCTAAGGTAAAGGATGACCAAGCATTAATTGATGGTGATGCTCCTGGAGCAAAACCAATAACATCTAATGCTGGATTTTTGTATGAAGAAAATCTAATTAAAGACCTTAGATCTAAAGGATTTACTTGTGGTGATCCTGCTGGTGCCGATAATGCAAAGGCTGATTTGGAAATAACCCTTCCAAAAAATTCTCCTAAGGTTACTAAGTTTGAGTTGAAAGAAAAACTATCAGCTGATTTTGCTCAGTTAAATATGGATTATGATACATCAACTAATAAATTTTACATAGATGAAAGGAAGAGTAGTAATCAAAAAGAAGCTGCTCAAACTATGATAGGAATTGTAAAAGAATTTAATATTGTTGGTCAAGCAAATACTTGGTGGAAACCAGAAAAAAATCCTCCGCAAAGATTTGTTCTCGGTAACAATTACTCTAATTTAGCAAAAAGAAAAATAGCAAGGAAATTGGATTTGAAAAATTTTCCTGATAAGTTTCTTATGGAAGGAAAAGGTGCTGCAGAAGCAGTCGAAAAGTATTATAATTCAAAAAATACTTATTATATCCAAGTGAAGGGATTTGGATTGTATTATATGGGTAAAGACGTTGAAAATTTTGGAGTGCCAAGATTTTCTTCCATGGTTGGAAAGAGTAATATTAGAATAAGAATCAAAACAAATTCGGCAAGTCAGGAAAGGTGGTCTTTTTTAATGGCTCTTAAAATTTCTGGTTTGAGAAAAAGTAATTATGACCTGGACAAAGATCCGTCATTTTTATTAAATTAATAAATATAAGTATACTATAAAACAATATGAAGAGTTTTTTCCAATTTCTAACTGAGGCAAAGGAATCGCAGGCATCTATGCAGGCGAGGAAGTTAAACCTCAAGAGTGATGGTCACGGCGGATGGTATGATTCCCGTGGAGAGTTTGTTGCGAAAACTGAAGGTGGAAAACTCAAGTTTTATAATAAGGGAGAAAAGGTAGGGGAAAAGGACCAACCAAAAGAACCCGCAGAAAAGGCAAAACCAGCACCAAAAAAAGCAACTGCAAAACCACAACCAACAGCAGCACAGAAAAAAGCACCTGCAGCAGATGAAGAAGGTGGTGGAGAAATCAGTGATACTTTAACTGTAGTGTTTGGTCGTTTTAATCCACCAACAGTAGGACATGAAAAACTTCTTAAGTCTGCAGATAAGGTTGCTGCAGGTGGAGACCTGAAGATTTATCCTTCAAGAACTCAGGACCCTAAGAAAAATCCTCTTGACCCTGATATGAAGATTTCATTTATGAAAAAAATGTTCCCTGACTATGAGGAGAATATTATTAATGATGACGAGATGAAGTCAATCTTTAATGTTTTGATTGCAGCATCAGAAGAGGGATATGAAAATGTAAATATTGTTGTAGGTTCTGATAGACAAGCAGAGTTTGAAAACCTTGCACAGAAATATAATGGAGACCTTTATGATTTTGATTTGATTCGTGTAGTTTCTGCTGGTGTTCGTGATGCAGATGCTGAAGGTGTTGCTGGAATGTCGGCATCTAAGATGAGAAAGGCAGTTGTGGATGATGACTTTGAATCATTCCGCAAAGGAACACCTAAGACACTTGATGATGGTGATGCTCGTTCATTATTTGATGCAGTTCGTCAAGGAATGGGTGCTAAGAAATCCAAGAAAGTTGCTGAGTTGTGGCAGATTGCTCCTAAGTTTGATATGTGGAATCTTCGTGAACATTATGTCACCAAGAAAATCTTTAGAATGGGTGATGTTGTAGAAAACTTAAATACTGGATTGGTTGGTGAAATTATTCGTAGAGGAGCAAATCATTTAATCTGCGTGACCGAAGAAGGTTGGATGTTTAAATCTTGGATTAAAGATGTGATGGAAGCAGAAGTTCCTTCTAAGAATCTTAAAACTCTTGTTAAGAAGGCAGTGAATAGAGTAGATAATAATATTGATGGATTTGTGGATAAGGAAGATCCTAAAGTTGGTCCTTATGGTGCGTTCATTCCCCAAGCAAGAAATGTTCCTAAGAACTTTAAGGAAGCATACCAAGAGGTGAGAGTTGAGAGGAAGATGAGAGTTCCTAGAAAACCAAATACTTTGGTTGGAACTGGTGGATACTTTAAGTATGCTTCTGATATGACACCTGGATTTGAGAAAGGAGATAAAACAAATCTTCAGTATGGTGCAAAACCTTATAGTGGTTATAAACAAATCAAGGAATTCATAAATAAGTATAAGGTCAAGAAGTAACACACTTATACTTATGTCAATGAACATCCTTAACGATATCTCTGCTGTTTATATGGAGCAGGTTGCAGAGTCTGCTGTTCCTGGTAAACCAGCGGAAAAACTTGGTGCTGTAACTGCTATTCCTAAGTCTGAGCAGGAAGCAGCAAGAGAAAGGTTGCTTGCAAAGGCAAAAGCAAAGCGTGAGAAGATGAAGGAAGCATTAGATCCAGTAGGCCAAGAGGATTCTGATATTGATAATGATGGTGATAGTGATAAGTCGGATAAGTATCTTTTAAATCGCAGAAAGGTTCGTGGTGCTGCGATTGCTAAGAAGAAAGGAATGAAGGAATCATCACACTATGATCCTATGGAGGATCCTGACTTTGACCACGATGAAGCAGAAGAAAATAGAGGAGTATCTGGGAAGAATAATCCTAAGGGTGGTAAAGCATTAGGTAAGAAAAAGAAGAATGTAAAGGAAGGATTCTCAAATTGGAGACAAGACCTTTCTGAGGTTATGGATGATATTGAAGCAAATAAGGAAATCAAAGAAAAGAAGGTTAATAATAAGATTAAGATTAACCCAGAAATGAAAGAAGCAGTTGAGGAAATTGGTGCAACTTTGATTGAAATGGTTGAGATTGATGAGTTTGATTATATTGTTGAGAGTGTATATGATGAACTTCTTGAGGAAGGTTATGGAGAAGATGATATTGAAGAAGCAATTGAGTATGCACTGACTGAAGCAAAGGTTACATTTGGTCACGATACTCCAACCAAAAAAGATGATGTAATGAAGAAGGTAAAGGGTCGTCTGAGATTTCTTGGTAGAAAGGTAGGTGAAAAAATTGGTGCTGCTAAGAAATCTGCAAAATATGCATCAGCAAAAGCACAAGTTGCTGCATATAATAAAGGTAGAGAAGTAGCACAAACTGCTGGTGACAAGACCAGAAAGGTACGTCAAGCAGTTGCTGATGCTCCTGGAAAGGCAAAGAAGGGATTTAAGGGTGCTGTCAAAAAAGCAGCACAAAAAGTTGTTGATCGTATGAGTGAAGAAACTGAGATTGAAGAAGGAATTGGAATGACTATGGCTAAGGCAGTAGGAAATCCTCCTGCTCTCAGCAAAAGAATGAAACTGAAGCAAGCACTTCTGAATAGAGAAATTAGAAAGAATGCTGCCGAAAACAAAAAGAAATCATATAGTGGTAAGGCAGCAACTAATGAAGAAGTAGAGCAGATTGATGAGAAAGCACTCTCTAAAGCACAACAACGATTTATGGGAATGGTTTATGCTGTAAAGAAAGGTGATATGGCAGCACCATCACCTGAAGTTGCAAAGGCAGCTGCTTCAATGACTGGAAAAGAAGCAAAGGATTTTGCTAAAACCAAGCACAAGGGACTTCCAGAAAAGAAAGCAGTTAAAGAGGCTACATCTGAAATGCCAATGTCACCTCAAGAACTTAATCTTCAGAAGAGAAAGAGTGCAATTGATGTAATGATTGCCAAAAAAAGACAACAAGAATTTAGAAAGTCCAAATAAAGTTGATATATAGAATGTATAATTGAGGTAAATTATGTTAGGATTTTTACTCCCTCTCGCATCAAAGGTAATTACTGATGCCGTTAACAAAATTCCAGAAAACGAAGAACTCGGTGAGAAGCTGGTTGAGATCTGTCTTGTTATCTTGGGTAAAGCGGTTAAGTTGACCAAAACTGATATGGATGATCAACTTCTTGAGGTTGTTGCAAAGGCAATCAGAGCAAGAGAAGAATCATAAAAATAATTTGATTACTTTTAGAGAGACTCTTAAAAACAAGGGTCTCCTTTTTTATAAATATTCATAGCAAATAATTTTTTTACGGAAGAGAAACATGGCACTCTGGGGAAATAACGATGCAGTAGGTGCTGGTGGTACGGTATCATTAAACTATTCCACTGGTGTTGTAACTGGAAGTGGAACCACTTTCGGACAAGTTGGTGCTGCTGCAACCGGTGATGTGATTCGTTTTGGTGATCGTGCTGGGACTTATTATGGTGATGCTGTTATTGTTGGCATTGCAAGCACTACACAACTCACCATCGGATCTACTGCTGGACTGAGTGGGGTTGCAATCGCAGGAACAACATTTACAGTCTCTCAACTTCCTAAGTACACTATTCTTGATTCTAAGTATAGTGAAGCATTATATGGAACTGAAGATTCATTCGTATATGGTGTTGCTGAAGGTGGAATGACGGCAGCAACTGGAACATCCTATGCACTGACTCATGAGGGTTGGGTTGGTGTTACCACTTATATGGACGCTCATAACAATTTAAGAGTTAAAACTGAAACTCTTGTTGCGATGTCTGGTATCACTACTGGAAACGCACCAGTATTCCCACCTGCATGATAATATATGATCTTTAATGAATTGAACGAGGACAATTTCCTCCTTTTTGCAATTAAGAATTATGAGAATCCTCAGGCTGTAACAAAAGAAGATTTTGATAAAGATCTAAATCATTTTAAATATATCAAAAGACTTTTGAAACGATATAAGAATACGGGGGAACTTAAGGTTCCCCTTTTGATCAATCATTTTATTGTTCTGTATAATATATTTGGTGAAGCAGCAACTCCAATGTTGTTTTTTAAGATTGAGAGAGAACTCTGGTCTACAATGAAAACATTCGTATTGTTTCTAAACAAAATACCAGAGTATCCAAAATGTTATCTTCACGATATTCCGGTAGATTTAGATTGTTTAAAAGAACTCCAGAAGATTTTTAAATCAAATGAACAAGCTTGATAGAATTATTCAAATGATTCGTGAGCAGATGGTCGCAAATGCTCCTGGTACTTCTGGTGGATTCAGTGGTTCGGCAGATCCAAAGGGTCCAGTTGCCGGTTATGATCCAAAAATGAAAAGAAAGAGGTATGTTAAGGGTGGAATTGGTAGCAGAAAACGCTGGTTAGATTACCTAAATTCCTCCAATGGCAGAAGAAGTTAAGATTGCAGTATTAGAACAAAAACTAGAAGATGTAAAAGATATTATTATCAAAATTGATAATGCAATTGAAAAATTAAGTGAAGTAAATAGTAATGTGAGTAAGATGCTCGCAGTACATGAAGAAAAAATCAATAAACAAGAAGAGATCGACAACATACTCTTTGATAAAATTGACAAACTCCGTGATAAAGTTGACAGCAATTATGACAGTATTGTGTCAAGAGTACAGTCGGTAGAAAAAAGAGTGTGGATGGCAATAGGTGCTTTGACGTTGCTTTCCTTTATGATAAGAATTCCTGCCGCACTCAAGATCTTGACGCCACAACCCCAAGCATCTATAATAAAACAACTAGACTTTAAGGTTTGATTATGGATTTTGTTGATGTAAAGTACATCAATTTGATTTCACCACGTCTTCAAAAATTTAAAAGAGTAAAAAATAATCTTTATAATTTTCGATGCCCAATCTGTGGAGATTCTCAGAAGAACAAGAATAAAGCACGAGGATACTTATATCAAGTCAAGAGTAATACAAACTTTAAATGCCACAATTGCGGTCTGAATATATCTTTTAATAACTTTCTAAAACAAATAGACATAAACACTCACAAACAATATACGTTTGAAAAATTTAAAGAAGGAACTACTGGCAAAAACTTTGTTGTTGATGAACCAGAGTTTAAGTTTGAAACTCCCAAGTTCAAACCAAAGTTGGATCTGCCAAGAGCATCAGAAAATCTTGATGCAAGAACATATCTGGAAAGAAGAAAACTAAACCCTTATAAATTTTATTACACCAATCAATTTAAATCGTGGACAAATTCTCTAAAAGATGTCTTCGACGATACAACTAAAGATGAACCTAGGATTATTATTCCTTTGTTCTATCAAGATACACTTGTTGGATTTCAAGGAAGAGCACTTGGTCCTAGCAAGGTTAAATACATTACTGTGATGCTTAATGATGATGCACCAAAAATCTACGGTCTCGATGAAGTTCAAAAGGACAAAACTGTATACATTACCGAAGGACCATTTGACTCAACATTCATTCGCAATGCGTGTGCTATGTGCGGAGCTGACGCTGATATTAGTAACTGGGGGATTAGCAATCCTGTTTGGATCTATGATAACGAACCACGAAATACAGAAATTACAGCAAGAATTTCCCGTACAATCGACAAAGGTGATAAGGTCGTAATTTGGCCTACAACAATAAAAGAAAAAGATATCAATGATATGGTTCTATCTGGACTTGATGTTCAATCTGTGATAGAATTAAATACTTACTCTGGTTTAGAAGCAAAACTCAAATTTACTACTTGGAAGAAAATATGAGCAACGGTTTAAAGGTTAAAAAAAGAAATGGGTCTATTGAGAGTATTGACCTAGATAAGATGCATGTGATGGTTGAAGAGGCATGTAAGGGTCTTGCAGGGGTCTCTGCGAGTCAAGTTGAGATGAAGTCTGGTATTCAATTTTATGATGGAATTACTACGGCAGAGATTCAAGAAATTTTGATCCGTGCTGCTTCAGATCTGATTGATCTTGATCATCCCAATTATCAGTTTGTTGCTGCTCGTCTGCTTCTTTTTGCGGTTCGTAAGCAACTTTATGGAAAGATGAAAGAACTTCCTACTCTGGAACAACACATTATTGATTGTGTTTCCGCAGAAGTTTACGATAATGACATTTATAGTAAGTATTCTCAAGAAGAGATTGCACGTGCTGATTCATTTATTGATCATCATCGTGACTTCTTATTCACTTATGCAGGTCTACGTCAGGTCGTTGATAAGTATCTCGTGCAAGATAGAAGCAGTGGTGGTGTATATGAAACCCCACAGTTTATGTACATGATGATTGCTCTGACCATCTTTGCAGATTATCCAAAAGAAACCCGTCTCTCTTACGTTAAGAGGTATTATGACGCAATCTCAAAACACAAAATCAACATTCCCACACCTATCATGGCGGGGGTTAGAACTCCACTTCGACAATTTGCTAGCTGTGTTCTTGTTGATGTTGATGACTCCCTCGATTCTAT